CGTCTTCAACGGGGTCGGGTACGGTTTCGTTAACTTCTAAAGAGCAGATTGACGCATTTATCCAGCAGGCCGAGCAGCGGATCTACAACTCGGTTCAGTTCCCTGACTTCCGAAAAAATCAAACGGGTACGACGACTGGAAGCAATAAGTACTTGGCCACGCCTGTAGATTTCCTTGCGCCCTACTCTTTGGCGGTTGTGGACCCCACGACGGGTGATTACGAGTACTTGCTAAACAAAGACGTCAACTACATCCGGGCGGCTTATCCGAACCCAACGACGACTGGGGTTCCCAAGTACTACGCTCTGTTTGATAAGAACACATTCATCCTTGCTCCGACGCCAGCTGCCAACTACACGATGGAGTTGCACTATTTCTACTATCCTGAGTCGATTGTTACTGCCGGTACGACTTGGCTTGGCGATAACTTTGATTCTGCTCTTCTGTATGGCGCGCTCATTGAGGCGTACACGTTTATGAAGGGTGAGGCTGACGTCATTGCTGGATACAACAAGCGCTACGAAGAGGCAATGATCCTGGCTAAACGTCTGGGTGATGGCATGGATCGTCGTGACGCATACCGATCTGGCCAGGTCAGATTGTCGGTGAACTAACATGGCCTTTACTGGCAACTTTACTTGTGACTCCTTTAAGACGGAGCTTTTGAATGGCGACGTGGATTTTAGTGCGGATACTTTCAAGATCGCCCTATACACCAACGACGCTTCACTCACTGCCTCCACGACTGCGTACACAACTACTGGTGAGGTTTCTGCTTCGGGCTATACGGCGGGTGGCAATACGCTTACTGCTACGGTAGGAGCTACAGCTGGTACGTCATTCGTTAACTTCGATAACACGTCTTGGTCTGGGGCGTTCACTGCTCGTGGCGCTCTGATCTACAAATTCAACGGGACCACAAACCCCGCTGTTTGCGTTCTGGACTTCGGTGCAGACCGTACCTCAACTACTACGTTCACGGTTCAATTCCCGGCAACGAGTAGTACAACCGCTCTTATTCGCCTAGCCTAAGGAGAAACAATGACATTTGCAGCTGGTGTTTTTTCGGAACCGCCTGTTGTTGTGGTGACCAATCGTCGCCCAGCAGAAAAAGACATCTACAAAGAGATGTGGTCCAAACCTGAGTACCGAAAGATCGCCCCAGGCGAACATGTCGTGTTTGACTTTTTAGAGCAGGCCAAGCCCAAGAGCGGTGAGTCAATTTTAGATCTTGGCTGCGGAACTGGCCGTGGATCATTGGCCCTGGCAGCGTTTGGCAATCTAGACGTGACGATGGTTGACTTTGCGGACAACTGCCTGGATGACGACATCCGGCCTATGCTTGAAACCCAAAGCCATGTCATGCGCTTCGTTGAAGCAGATCTCACAAAAGAGTTACCGGTTCAGGCCACTTATGGCTACTGCACCGACGTGCTTGAGCATGTTCATCCAGATTACGTAGATACGGTTCTGGATAATTGCCTCAAGGCATGCAAGCATGTTTTCTTCCAGATCTCGACCGTGGATGATGTTATGGGGGCTATGATCGGCCATCCGCTTCATCTGACGGTACAGCCTTACAGCTGGTGGCTTAAGAAGTTCATTGACCGCAACTGTGCGATCCATTGGTCCCGCGAGGACTCCAATGCGTGCCTATTCTATGTTTCCTCCTGGACTCCGGTTGAGGACATGGAGATACACGGAGAGCTAAACTGCGGCCTTGAGAAGATCAAGGAAAATGTTCGTCACAACATCAAGCTAGGCTTTCAGCAGGTCCAGCCCCATCCGACAAACGGCGTCGAGGTGATGATTGTTGGTGGCGGACCTTCGCTGGCCAAGAACATCGACACGATCCGCAAAATGCGTGAGCAGGGAACCAAATTAATTTGCCTGAACAATGCGTATCAGTTTTGCCTGGATAATGGGATCAAGCCATCTGCCTACGTGATGGTGGACGCCAGGGAGTTTAATGCTCGGTTTGTGGAAAACATCATCCCCGAGTGCAAGTATTTCGTCGCTTCTCAATGTGATCCAGAGGTGTTTGCCAAGCTTCCCAAAGAGCAGACATACATCTGGCACACAAGCACTGAGGAGATTAATGAGATCCTGGCTGAGCAATATGAGACCTGGTATCCAGTGCCAGGTGGCTCAACAGTCTTGTTGAGAACGATCCCGTTGTTTAGAATGTTGGGATTCAAACGTTTCCATGTTTTTGGCTGTGATTCATGCCTAGAAGATGGGGCGCACCATGCCTATGCACAGGCAGAAAACGATGGGCAGTTGGTCATTCCTGTTCGGATTGGTGATAAAGTCTTTTCGTGTCACCCCTGGATGGTTTCCCAGGCCAAAGAGTTCATCGACTTAGTCAAGTGCATGGGCGACGTCATGGAGTTAGAAATTTATGGTGGAATGCTTCACCAAATTTTAGTCGACGGTGCGTCTCGCGCCGATTTAGAGGAGCAATAAAATGGCTGCAACCGCGTGGCAACTTTACAATTCGGCCAAAAAGTATATTGGCAACGGAACCATTACCCTTGGTAGTGGGGTTTTTAAAATGCTGCTGGCCAACTCGGCTAGTAACACATCTACCTTCACCCTGAGCACGTACGCCTCGATCACGGGCGAGATCTCTGCTACTGGCGGTTACACCACCGGTGGTAAGAATCTTGTTCCTGCGACCGGACAGTGGACCGTAGGTGCTTCAGCGAAGCAGATGAAATTCACCTACTCCACGGTGGGCCTGACCTTCACGGCCTCTGGGTCTTCGCTGAGCAACATCAAGTACGCGATCATCCGTAACTCGACCGGCGCTGGCGCTGGAAAGCTTTTGTGCTTCTGCCAGCTCTCGTCCGCTCAGTTCAGTGTGTCGTCGCCTAATACTTTGACTGTTCTTCCTGCTGCGACGGGTGTGTTCACTCTGACCTAATAGGAGGTCTCAGTGTCGGCAGGCTGGGGCATATCCCCGTACGGGGAAGGCGATTTTGGTGGGTTAAACACCGTCGTTCCTGACGCCGGAACTGCCTCAATTGTCGGCGCTGCTCCTAACCTATTTTCAGAGTTTTTCATAACGCCCCCATCGGGGGCTGTAGTTGCTGCAGGTGTTGGACCAGTAGTTTCTTCTGGTGTTGTTCCTGGCTCTGCGGACTTAACATTGCTTGGAGCTGCTCCAAGTACACTGTCTGAGTTCTTTGCAACCCCAGGAGCTGCAGCGGTAGCAATCGCAGGGGTGGCCCCGCAGTTGGCCACTCAAATTACAGCCCCATCCGGTGCTGTGTCCGTTGTGGGACAGCAAGGCAGCACTGGTTCTGTTATTGAGCCAGCTACCGGTTCAATTGTTGCGGCTGGAAGTGCGCCAGCACTTTTCTCAGAATTCTTTATCACCCCTGCGGCCAATGATGCGGTTATAGCTGGCGTTGCCCCAGAAATTATTCGTGCAGACTCTACCTTAATCACACCAGCAACCGGGGCTGTTTCTACCGGAAATGGCTGGGGCTTTGGTGGTTGGGGTGATTTGTCGTGGGGTGAAGGTGGTTCTGCTCCGCTTATCGTATTAAGCACCGGGATCATTGCCCAAACTGGAAGTGTAAATATTGTTGGCGCTGCGCCGTCACTCATTTCAGGGCTTGCGGTTATTCCTGGGTCTGGTGCGGTAGGAATTGTTGGCAATGTGCCTGAGCTGTTCCGTGAGTTCTTTATACAGCCAGCAACTAACGATCTTGTGATTGCTGGGGGCGCCCCCGAAATTGAGCGAACCTCGGTTTTTGTGCCACCAACTGGCACAGTAACTCTGGCTGGGGCTGCTCCATCCGTTATCCCTGGCGCTGCAATTACTCCAAATACCGGGGCCATAGCAATAGTCGGTTCTGTTCCCGAAAAAGATGCGGGCATTGTTCCTGGTAGCGGAGCGCTTGCTGTTGTTGGGCACGCCCCGACAGTTCCGATTGAAAGAGTTATAACGCCGACTGGTGGCGCTGCAATTGTAGGATCTGCCCCAGTTGTAATTGTGCGGGGGTCGATAATTACACCGACTACGGGTACACTATCTGTAGTTGGCTACGCTCCTGGTACAGCCAGGGCCGTGGTAATAACGCCAAGCACCGGCGCACTTGTAGTTGCTGGGTCTAGACCCACAGTAAACAACCCGAATTGGTCTAACATTGATGATGCTCAGGCTCCAAATTGGTCAAATATCAGCGATGCGCAGACCCCGAATTGGTTGCCGGTAGCGGCATAGGAGCAATAAATGGCAAGCACATGGTCTTCCCTAAAATTTGAACTGATCGGCACAGGTGAGCAAGCTGGCACCTGGGGCACAACAACTAACGCAAACCTTGGTGATGCTATTGAGCAGGCCATTGGTGGCAAAGCGGACATCACGATGTCCAGCACGTCTGAGACGCTTACGCTCACAGATACCACGGCTCTTCAAGATGCCCGAGCACTTTATCTAAATTTGTCCGGCACGCCTGGTGGAGCTGCGACCTTAAACGTCCCAGCCGTTGAGAAGGCATACATCGTAAGAAACGGCACGAACCAACAGGTCACGGTCAAGGTGACTGGCCAGACTGGTGTTGTTGTACCCACCGGCAAGGTTATGGCGCTCTATGACAACGGAACAGACGTTGTTGACACCATTACTCACCTGACGTCACTGACTCTTGGATCTGCGCTGCCGGTTGCTTCGGGTGGTACAGGCGTAACAACATCTACTGGCTCTGGTTCGGTGGTGTTGTCCACTTCGCCAACGCTTACAACGCCCAATCTTGGAACACCGTCTGCCGCCACGCTGACAAATGCAACAGGGCTTCCACTTTCGACTGGTGTAACAGGTCAACTTCCACTAGCAAATGGTGGTACAGGCGCGAACCTGGTTGACCCTAACGCTGACAGAATTCTGTTTTGGGATGATTCCGCTGGCGCGGTAACGTTCTTGTCTACCGGCACTGGCGTTTCAATCTCTGGCACTACTTTATCCGCCACAGGAACAGGTGGAACGGTAACTTCTGTCAGCGGAACCGGAACGGTCCAGGGCCTCACTCTTTCTGGCACTGTCACGTCCTCAGGCAGCTTGACCCTTGGTGGATCTCTTTCAGCGGTTAACCTCGCTTCGCAAGTGACGGGTACGCTCCCAATTGGAAATGGGGGAACGGGTGCTGCGCTTGTTGATCCAAACGCTGACCGAATTTTGTTCTGGGATGACTCCGCCGGGGCCACCGCTTTTCTCGCCACGGGCACTGGACTTTCCATTAGTGGGACGACTATTTCTGCCACGAACAACGGTACTGTGACATCAATCACCGCAGGGACGTATTTAACGGGCGGCACTATTACAACGTCCGGGACCATTGCGGTAGATGCAACTACAACAAACACAGCATCCAAAGTTGTAGCGCGAGACGCTTCTGGTAACTTTTCTGCTGGGACGATTACCGCATCTCTTTCAGGAAATGCTTCTACAGCAACATCAGCCGCAACATGGACAACCTCCCGCACTCTAACAATTGGCGCTACTGGTAAGTCTGTAAATGGCTCAGGAAACGTAACCTGGACCTTGGCAGAAGTTACCGGAACCACTGGAACGCCTCAGTTTGGCTCACTAGGCGTCGGTACCGCGGCTTCAGGAACGACTGGTGAAATCCGGGCAACAAACAACGTTACGGCCTACTACTCTGACGAGCGGCTCAAGACCAAGCTTGGCAACATTGAAAACGCTCTTGACAAGATCTGCAACCTGTCTGGCTTCTATTACGAAGCAAACGAAGTTGCCCAGGAGCTGGGATACAAGGTCGAGCGCGAGGTCGGTGTATCCGCTCAAGAAGTCCAGCGTGTGTTGCCAGAGGTGGTGGTACCGGCCCCAATCAGCGATAAATACCTAACGGTCCGCTATGAAAAGCTGGTCCCGCTGCTCATCGAAGCAATTAAGGAATTGAAAGCTGAGTTGGAGGCTCTGAAAAATGGCGCTTAATGCATCCGGTCCAATTAGCCTGGCAGGTTCCACTACAGGTCAGTCAATCGCAATTGAGTTGGGGCTTTCTGCTACAGGAACAATCTCTCTAAACGACGCAGCCGTAAGGGGGCTTGCAGGGGTCGCGTCTGGCGCGATTGTGATGCCAACAGACTTCTGGGGTAAGTCGAACCTTCCGGTTGGTCAGCTTTATGTAAGTGGATTAAATTATTATGGTTGCTTGGGAACTGGAGTAAATACTGGGGCAAGTGGCCCACTGCAGGTTGGAGCCCTTAGTGATTGGTATGTATTTAATGTTTCCTCTAACGGTAACTTTTCTTTTGGGGTAAGGGGAAATGGTACGCTATGGGCTACTGGATCAAGTGGATCTTACACCGGCCAGCTTGGATTAAATGATATTAATATTAGCAGGTCGTCTCCAACTCAAATTGGCGCGCTTACAAATTGGTTAAATGTTGCCCCTACTAATACTGGCGGGCTTGCCGTAAAAAATAACGGGACATTGTGGGCTTGGGGCCGAAACCAGTTTGGAGAGCTGGGTCAAAGTGATACAGTTGCAAGATCTTCTCCTGTACAAATTGGAGCTTTAACAAACTGGGAAAAAGTGGCCGGCTTAAGTATTTCATGTTTAGCTAAAAAAACAGATGGCACACTGTGGGCATGGGGATGGGGAAGTGCGGGACTTATTGGAGATAATACTACTATAAACAGATCATCTCCTGTCCAGGTTGGAGCTTTAACAACCTGGAAAAACATAGGAAGAGCCCCAGAGACAGCGTTTGCCACCAATACATCTAATCAAATTTTTGTATTTGGGTCGGGCAATACTGGGGTCACTGGACTAAATTCTACAATCAATAAATCGTCTCCAACTCAAATTGGCGCTCTAACAAATTGGTTAAGGCCGGGCAATTCTGGGCAAACGAATAGACAATCATTCATTAAAACAGACGGCACTTTGTGGTGTGTTGGTTATCAAAGATACGGTCAATTTGGAATTAACCTTAAAGTATATCCATCGTATCTTGACAAAAGATCCTCTCCGGTTCAAGCTTTGGGAACAGATTGGGTGTATTCTTGTCTAGGTGATCAAGCACAACACGCCCTTAAGTCTACTGGAACATGGTGGGCTGTTGGAAGCAATAGTGCTTTTGGAGCTGCTAACGCGTTTTCTGGATACAGAAGTTCTTGGATTCAGGTTGGGTCTGCTACAAACTGGAGGCATTTAAGCTTTGGAGAAAGAAGCGTAGCCTGTATAAATGATTAAAATTTTAATTCTACTGTTCTGAGTATTTAAAATTTAATGAAAAAACTTTATTTTTTATCTGGTCTTCCAAGGTCTGGTTCAACTGTTTTGGCCGCCTTGTTAAATCAACACCCAGAAATTTATGCTACATCTACTTCTGGGCTCACCGATCTTTTGAGTGGCGTGTTGAACGCGTGGTCCTCCTCTGAATCAATTAAATCATCGATAAAAAATGAAGAAGAAAAACATTCTGAAATAAAAGAGATAGTGAAAAATTTGTGTTTTTCTAAATACAAGTTTGTAGAAAAAAACATAATTATTGACAAATCTAGAACATGGGTAATTCCGATATTTATTGATGCTATGAAAGATGTCTTAGATCATGAGGTAAAAATTATAGCAACAGTAAGAAATGTCGAGGATTGCGTTTCGTCCATGGTAAGGATTGCAAAGCCAGAAAATGTAGATGAATTTTTAAAAAAATCTGAATTAATTAAGCACGTAAAAGCATCTTATCAATTCTTAGCTGCAGGTCATGAGCACGCAAAAGATCTTATTCATTACGTTGACTATGATGATCTTTTAAGCAATCCCAAATTAGAATTACAAAAAATACAAAATTTTTTGGGTATCTCATATTTTGAATATGATATAAATAATATTGACGGCTCACTTGTTAAAGAAAATGACGAAGAAGTATGGGGGATTAAAAACCTTCATACAATTGGTAGTTGTTTGAAAAAGCAACATTTCCAGTCCAGCAAGGAAGTTTTGGGTTCGCGTTATGAACAGTTTGTGCAACCTAGATTTTGGCTTGGAGAAGATAAAAGCCGAATTAAAGACCATCCATTAGATATTATGATCAAAGAAGGTCTAAATGGTAATTTTTTGCAATCTGAAGAAATTGGAAAAGATTTTTTAAAAAAAGATCCTTCAAACTGCAGGGCAGCATTTAATGTTGGTTGGTACATATTAAGAAATGGAAATTTATTAGATGGGCACAAACATCTTTTTCGTGGGCGAGAAGAGGGGGTGTTTGGTAACGATTTTCCGCGGGCAAGGGCCCCAATGTGGGATGGCGTATCAAGAGGAACAGTGTTGCTTAAGTTGGAGGGCGGCCTTGGCGACGAAATACACGGCGCTGGAATGGTTCGTTATATAGCAAAAAAAGGGTGTGAAGTTATTTTAGGCTGCTCCGAAGAGTTGTTTTTAATTTTTAAAAATATTTTAAATGTAAAATCAATTGTTCGGCATGATGCAGCCTTTGGGATAATGCATGACTTTTGGGTCCCGGCAATGTCAGCGGTGATACCACTCGGGCTTCAATATGAAAATGTAGATGGATCACCGTATATTTCAAGGCCAAAGGTTATTCGTGGTAAGCGCACTCGGATTGGGTTGCGCTGGCAGGGTAATCCTAAGTTTGAGCACGAGCAACATAGGCTTTTTCCATCCGACCTTTTTTTTGAGGCTGTAAGAGGTTTTGATGCAGACTTTGTGTCTCTCCAGAGAGACGAGGGTGCGCAGCACAGACCAGACTGGGTATCTGAAACGTCTTTGGACACATGGACTGAAACACAGTACGCTATTGCATCGTGCGACTTGGTGATAACATCGTGCACATCAGTTGCCCATCTGTCTGCGGCTATGGGCGTTGAGACGTGGATCGTAATACCGGTGCTGCCATACTACTTGTGGGCCAAGCCAGGCTCCAAGACCGAGTGGTACGACAGCGTTACGTTGTTTAGGCAAGAGAAGTACGGGGACTGGTCCGCCCCTTTTGCGGCCATCAATGATCAACTTAAAGCAAGACTAGGAGCAAAAAATGGCGATAGTAAAAACAGGATTCTGGGTTCAGGTGGTGAATGGCCAGGTTCTTCAGTGCTGGGACTACAGGCCTCCACAGGCTAAAATAGACGAAGAGGGCGGATGGCAAGAGGCAGTAGAGGTAACGCCGGACGTTCAACCTCATCGTGAAATGATTACTAATCATTATTTTGATACAACAAAAACTCCAGTTGAAATAGTTTGGAACAAAAGAGAAATTCTTGTTGATGAAAGAAAAGAGGGAATAAGGGGTGAGTTAAAGAGAGCTTTTGAAAAAGTTGTTCAAAATGAGCTTTCAAAAGAGTTAGATGATTTTTTAGACACGCATTACGACGCAAATGTTGTGGAAGCTGCGCGTCAGTCTTATTTAAACAAATTGCAGCAAATAAATAATCTTTCTACTCACGATGAATTTGAGGCTTTTGTAAACAGCCTATGAAATCTCTTTTTTATTCTTATAATTTTGATGTAACCAAAGCCCACATCATAAGAATAAAAGGCGTGCAAAAGTCAGAAGAAAAAGCTTTTGTGTGTGCAAATTCTTGTGATGACGTAGGTATGCCTTGGGAGTATTGGGATGCTTACAACGGGATCGAGAAAGAGATAAAACCCCCAGATCATCACAATGATTTGATGAAAATCATAAAGGTAACCGATCATTACCTAACAAGAGGTGAAGTCGCGTGTGCCCTTTCCCACATTTCATTGTGGGCAAAATGCGCTGCAGATGATAAGCCAATGGTTATATTGGAGCACGATTCAATAATGACCAGGGCGTACAAAAAGCATTTAATTTTTAATTCTATTTGTTATCTTGGCGGGTTTGAGCAGGCGCAAAAGGGCTGGGAGGCGCTCCCAACTCCCCCTCACGCATCGGAGGGGCCAAACTATCATTTTATTTGTCGTGCACATGCTTATGCAATAGACCCAGCAGTTGCAAAAAACATGTTGGCGCATGTCATCAAACACGGCATCTGTGCCCCGCTGGATATAATGTTGCGGGCAGATATTTTTCCAATTCATCAAAATGGTATTTTTGCTTACGACAGACAAAGCGAAGACACCACAATTTTAAACCGGCCTAAGCATGGCAGGACAACGCAGCGAAACGACAAACTGGAGATCTAATGGGCCAAATACCCAAGACGGTTCACCTAAGTTGGAAAACAAAAGACCTTTTGCAAAGCCAATCGCCAATTGTTTTAAACGGCGTCCGAAGGCTTGCTGACCTAAACCCTGACTGGGAAATCCAGATCAGCACCGATGAAGAAGTAGATCAGTATCTCAAAGAGAAGCTTGAGCCTCAGGACTATAGGCTCATTGCTGACATCGGGGTAGTGCCACAGACTGACATCTGGCGCCTCATCAAGATGTACTTTGAGGGTGGTCTGTACGTAGATGTGGATCGGTTCTGGAATATTCGCTTGGACGAGATTCTGGAAGAGGACACCAAGCAGATCATCCCGACCAATAGGGACCATGACTTCTCCCATGATTTTATGCTGTCTGCCCCCGGAAGCCCGGTGTTTGCAGCTGCCATAGATCTTTACTTCAAGCGCCGCAAGGCTGGCCACAACGCCGTCTTTTTCCTTGGCCCACAGACGTACATGCACGCAATCACTTATGCCGTGTTTGGCGAAATGATTGACTGCAATCCCGGCCAAAAGATGTTTGAAAAAATGCGGATGTATCTAGACAGCTATGAGTACATGCGCACCTTCCGAGAGGACGGCCCGTATGAGACGGTGTGTTACCACCATGATCCGGATGAGTTTAAGTCAGACGACACCGGGACGCAGGACTGGGAAACTTTGAAGCGGAAGTTCTATGCCAATAACGGCATCAAACATTGGACGGGAGAATGGTAATGACAAAGATTCTGGTGATGGGCCTTCCTGGCTCCGGTAAGACATTCTTTTCAAAAGCGCTGGTTGACTTCTTCAATGAGTGGCGCGTAGAAGGTCAGGGCGTTTCGGTCGAGTGGTTTAATGCTGACGATGTCCGCAAGCGCTTCGATGACTGGGACTTCAGCAAAGAGGGCCGGATTCGGCAGTCCAAGCGCATGGCTGACTTGGCGGAGTCATCCAGCTGCGACTATGTGATCGCTGACTTTGTGGCCCCAATCCCTGAGATGCGGAACAACTTCAAGGCCGACTGGACGGTGTGGATTGACACTATCGACCAGGGCCGGTTTGAGGACACTAACAAGATGTTTGTGCCGCCCCAGGTCTACGACTTTAGGATCACTGAGCAGAACGCAGAGAAGTGGGCAGAGTTTGTTGGGATGCATATCCTTGAGAACCGCCGTCGCCCTGTGTTTGACTGGAAGAAGGAAACGGTTCAGATGCTTGGCCGCTGGCAGCCATGGCACAAGGGTCATCGTGCATTGTTTGAGAGGGCGATTGCCAAGACTGGGCAGGTTGTCATCCAGATCCGCGACTGCCAGGGGTGGAACGGGTCAAATCCTTTTGCAGCAGAACAGGTCAAAAACTTCATCCGCCGGGATCTAGATCCTCTGTTCCAGGGGCAGTACGAGATCCAGCTGGTGCCCAATGTGACAAATATCACCTATGGCCGTGACGTGGGATATAAGATCGAACAAGAGGTGTTTGACGAGCAAATTCACTCGATTTCGGCCACAAAGATCCGCAAGGAAATGGGGATTGAGTGAACATCCTGCTCACAGGAAGCGCAGGGTTCATTGGGAAGAACTTCTTCCATAAGCTCAAAGACGAGCACAACATTGTTGCGTTTGAGTGGGGGGATTCCTGGCCCGGAGTAGAAGGGATGGACATGGTGATCCATCTCGGGGCCATCTCCTCGACGGCCTATAAAGACGTCAACCAGATCATGCTGCAGAACTATGAGTTCACGGTGGATCTGATGGAGGAGTGCTCAGCCAAGAATGTCCCGCTGCAGATTGCTTCGTCGGCCTCGATCTATGGCCCAGAGAATACAACCTTCCGGGAGGATGATTCCCCGGACCCAAGGACTCCGTATGCGTGGAGCAAGTACCTAGCAGAGCGGTATTGGCAGACCCACAAGCTCAAGAACAGGGTGCAGTTTTTTCGGTACTTCAATATCTACGGCGAGTACGAAGAGCATAAGGGCGACCAGGCGTCTCCGTTTACCAAGTTTGCCAAGGCACTAAACAGCGGGGAGAAGGTCAAACTCTTTGAGGGAAGCGACCAGATCTACCGTGATTTCTTGGCTGTGGAGTTTGTTCTCATGCAGCACAAGCAATTCTGGAACATTGATGAGAGCGGGATCTGGAACTGTGGAAGTGGAAGCCCGAGATCGTTCCTTGAGGTGGCAAAATCTCTCGGGGCAGGCGATAATCAGATCGAGTGGATGCCTATTCCAAAAGAGCTGCTGGCTGGTTATCAGCGGTTCACAAAAGCTGACAACACAAAGTTCTTGAGGACGCTAGGTCATGATCGACCCGATAACCGCACTAGCGACCGCGACGGCAGTCTTTAATGGGCTGAAGAAGGCGGTTGAGATTGGCAGAGAGGCCGAGGATATTTTCGGCCAACTGTCTAAATGGGCTACGGCGGTTGCAGATGTACACGAGGGGATTGCTCAAGCAGATAAGCCGCCTCCCCTCTTCAAGAAGCTGACCTTTGCGAATGACAATGCCGCTGCGTTCGATGCGTATGCTGCCAAGGTCAAGCTCCAGCAGCAAGAGAAAGAGCTATACGAGATGTTCCTGTATGGTGAGCTTCAGCATCTCGGGATGGATGGGTACAAAGAACTCATCAACATGCGCCGCAAGATCAAAGAGGATCGTGAGCGGCAGATCTACGCACAGGCTCGACGACGAAAAGAGTTTGTGGATGCGGTAGCGACGTGGTCGCTAGTTCTTCTGGTGGTTCTGGTGATGGGTGTCGTTATCTGGTTCACCATCCACGTCATCACGAATAGGGGGCTGTAATGCTGTCACTCATCTCTACCCTTGGTGGGCTCTTAGTCTCTGGCTTGCCAAAGCTGCTTGAATTCTTCCAAGACCGGGCCGACAAGGCACACGAAACTAACCTCATGCGTCTTCAGATGGAGCGGGAACTTGCCTTAGCCGCTCAGGGATTCGCTGCTCAAGCCCATATGGAGGAGATCCGTACCGAGCAGGTCATGATGGAGACGACGGCTGAGATGACCAAGGCGGCTCTGAAGCATGACGAGAAGGTTTTGGATCGAGCCCACAAATGGGTGGCGTCTTATGTCGGCACGGTTAGGCCCACGGTCACCTACATTTTTGTGCTTGAGCTGGTCGGGATTAACATCTGGCTGTGCTTCTATTTGTGGAACAACCCACAGCTCATTAACTCAATCGACGACGTGATGCGGTATGCGGACGTCCTGTTTTCCTCTGATGAGATGGCCATGTTAGGGGGAATTATCGGCTACTGGTTCGGAAGTCGAGGCTGGAGTAAGCGGTGAAAGTCTCCGAGGCAGCTCGGAAAATGATCATGCACCACGAGGGGGTGCGGTTTAAGCCTTACCGTTGCCCTGCGGATTTATGGACTGTGGGTGTTGGATCGGTGCTTTACCCTGATCAAAACAAACTGCCAATGGTGAGGAAGAATGGATACACTGGGGCACTCAGAAAAGATTATGGTCTACACCCGCCGGACAGTAGAGTCTGGTCGAAGGAGGAGGTTATGGCTCTCCTTGAGAAAGACTTGGGTCGTTTTGAGCGTGGTGTTATTCGATATTGCCCTAGCGTACTGGGCCACCAGGCAGCTTTTGACGCTTTTGTCAGTCTGAGTTTCAACATCGGATTGGGTGCTTTTCAGCGCTCTTCCGTCCGAATGCGGCATAACCGGGGGGACTACCAAGGGGCTGCAGATGCGTTTATGATGTGGACTAAAGCAGGCCCACGAGTGCTTCCAGGGTTGGTCAAGCGCCGCAAAGATGAACGTGAACTTTATTTGAGCGACTATGGCCTTTCTGAAACTTAACTTTCGTCCTGGAGTCAACCGGGACCAGACCAGCTACTCAGGTGAGGGTGGTTGGTACGAGTGCGACAGGATCCGATTCTTTTCTGGGTTCCCACAGAAGCTTGGCGGCTGGCAGAAAGTCACCCCCAACACGTTCATCGGCGTGTGCCGACAGATGTGGAACTGGATCACAACCTTCAACGACAACCTGCTTGCACTAGGCACGGACAGTCACGTCTATATTGAGGTTGGCGGAGTCTTCTATAACATCACCCCGCTGCGCACGACTCTGACCACACCGGCCACAGACAACTGCGTAGATACAACTAGCGGCTCGACCACGGTCAATATCAACGTCACATCCCACGGCTGCACGACAGGCGACTATGTCATTATTTCCGGCGTAACCGGAGATCCGGGTGGCGTGCCGGATGCAGAAATCAACACCGAACATCTGGTCACGGTAGTTGACGCAGACAACTTCACCATCACAGTTACGACAGCAGCCACAAGCACCACAACCGCAGGCGGCACGGCAATTACGATTGAGTGCCAGATCAGTCCTGGATTTGCTCTGACTACGTTTGGTTATGGCTGGGGTACAGGTGGGTATGGATCTACGGGCTGGGGGCTTGGCTCTTCTACGCCGATTAACCTGCAGCAGCGCGACTGGTGGTTTGATAACTTCGATAACGACCTGGTGATGAACATCAGGAACGGAGCCATTTACTACTGGGAGCGGGGATCTTTAACTGCTCCTTCTACTGCACTTGCTTCTCCAGCCGTTCTTCTATCTTCGCTGACCGGCGCCAACTCTGTGCCGACTACGGCTATGCAAGTTCTTGTATCTCAGAACGACAAGCATGTCTTGGCCTTGGGATGTCAACCGTTCGGGGGATTAAGTACAGACTTTGACCCCTTGCTTATTCGTTGGGCCAGCCAGGATGAGCCACAAGTATGGAATCCGACCAACGCTAACTCGGCTGGATTTATCAGGGTATCCCGCGGTTCGAAGATTGTCCGTGGCCTAGCAACTCGTCAAGAGATTCTGGTCTGGACCAACTCAAGCCTGTACTCACTGCAGTACACCGGCACGACAGACGTCTTTGCGCTCCAAGAGCTAGCTGACAACATCTCAATCATCGGGCCGCGTGCAGTCGCCACGGCTAATAACGTCACCTACTGGATGGGCCAGGATAAGTTTTACGTCTATAACGGTCAGGTGCAAACACTTCCAACCACGCTGAGGCAATACGTCTATGAGGATCTCAACTTTAACCAAGTGGATCAAATCGTTGCTGGGACTAACGAAGGTTTCACCGAAATCTGGTGGTTCTATCCAAGTGCGTCCTCCAACTGGAACGACCGGTACATCATCTACAACCACTTAGAAAATGCTTGGTATTACGGCAACCTGGTGCGCACAGCATGGCTTGATACAGCGCTTCGTGGGAATCCGATTGCAGCTTCTACGCTGGAAGACGCGACGACTGGGCACTTGTACGAGCATGAAGTGGGCGTTAACGACGACACCTTGCCGATGGAGTCTTTCATCCAGTCTGCCGACTTTGACCTTGGGGATGGTGAGCAGTTTATGCTGACCCGCCGGATACTGCCTGACGTGAACTTCACCAACTCTACAGCTGCTCAACCAGAGATCACGATGACCATCCGTCCAAAGCGCTTCTCAGGGACTGCGTATACCAACGACGCTACAGATTCTCAGCGGGTGATCGAGACGTCAGTAGATCAGTACACCGGTCAGGTGTTTGTCCGTGCCCGTGGAAGACAGATGGCGTTTAAGGTCTCGTCTGATGATCTGGGTGTGCAGTGGCAGTTGGGTTCGGTGCGACTTGACGTGCGTCAGGATGGTAAGCGCTAATGGCTTTTACTGGGTTCAGGGCACCGGCACTGCCCATCCCCGGTGGGATGTATGAGCAGCGTCAACAGGCTGAACTGATCCGTGCGCTTCGACTCTACTTCAACATCCTTGATTCACTGACCCCCCAGCAGGCGCAGTCTTATACGGCCAATGAGTTTATCGGCGGAAGTTTTGCTGGTAACCGGATAGACGGGGGGACGATCTCAGGCTTTGGTAATGGGCTAGAAGTGCCTTACGCCATGCTGATGTCGGATCAAGATCAGGGTAGTGCAGGCATTACGTCTGAAAATATTGTCACCCTGAACCGGATTATCTTCAGTGATGGTATTGAAGTTGAGAACAACTCCCGGATCAGGTTTGCCTATTCGGGGCAATACTTAGTAACTGCCCGCTTTCAGTTTGCCAACCGTGGAAACTCACCGCAGGAGTTTGAGCTCTGGGCTAAGAACACGGGGGTCAACTACCCACTGAGCAACACACGTTTTGACATAGCGGCACGGAAGAGTCTGTCAGTTTATTCGCACGTCACGGCCAACATATCGGGGATCTTCACGGTAACCAACGGAGAGTACCTTGAGTTTGCTTGGTGGTCTGATGGTGCCGACATGTACATTGAGCACTACGCGGCGGGGACGAGCCCAACCAGACCAGAGATTGCATCGGTAATTGTAACGATCAGTTTTCTGTCCGCGTTACCGGCTGCGTTCTTCCCAACAAACACCAGCCGATTGTCTATTTCCGGCGCTGCGCCTACAATCGTTATAGCTTAACAGGTCCAAATTATGAACGGATTAATGGCACTTCAAAAATACGTATCTGGCGGAGAAGTCAATGCCATCTACCAAGACTTGTTTGGTCGGGATGCAGATCCTGGTGGCCTGCTTTACTACTCCAATCTACTTAAAGACGCCCCTCTAGACCAGGCTTACCGCACGATTGCTGGTGGCGCAAGTGGGTCGGATGCTACTCGGATTGGGGATGTAGAGGCTCGGATTGCCGCCGCTCAAGCAGCTACACAAGCTGCTACGTCCAGAGAGGCCGCTGTCGCTGCAGTCACAAATCTGTATAACCAACAGCTCGGTCGCGCCCCAGACGCTGAGGGTTTGAACTTTTATGTTGACAAGCTTTTAGCTGGTGAAAGCCTGGATCGTATTACTCAAGAGATTGATCGCTCCACCGAAGGCTACAACTACGATCTTGAGTCCCTAAACGCCAGATACCGGAATCAGTTTGGCCGTAATCTAGACCAAGAGGGCCTTCAGTACTACATGGGTATTGAGGACTTAGCCAATCAAGGTTTCCAGGCTGGATCGGCTTTGGACCAGGCGGTTGTAGCCGGGGCCCAAGGAACTGACGTTGCCGCACTAGAAGAGCGGCCTGAAGAGGGATATACCCAAATAACCTCACAGGCACTTCGTGCCGATCCTTATGGTGGTGCATTTGCAACGGTCAATCCTTATTTGTTTTCGGAAGAGGCCGCCGCAAATGTTCCGACAGATGTAATTTCCACAGCCCCAACTGGACAACGAATTGTTTATACAAGCCCAGTAACAAACCCAGCGGCTCAGTCTTATTTCAACCCGCAGGGGGAGTTTACATTTGCTCCGTTTGAGTCTCCCGTCGCTTCAATGGATCAGATTAACAGCGCGATTGCTTTGGCTAGGTCTAGTGGGGCCTTGTCTGCTGCTGGGGAAACAAAACTCAGAACAGACTTAAGCAACGCACAAACAACTGATCAGTACTATGCGGCTCTTTCTACACCACAGGCCGAGGTTGTCCTTAACACGCTAGGCGCTCAGATTGGTGAGGACACAGCACTTGACCGAGCACTTGCAGAATCAACAGCCCGTAATGAATTAGCTCAGGCTGTATCTCAGACGACTGGTGGCCTATATCCAAGCACTCGTGAGGTAGCTCGTGTAGCAGAAGAGACCGGGGCTGACTTTCCGTTTACTCCAGAGGCTTTGGGCGAAGGTGTATTTAGTACAATGCCGACTGAGGAGTCTGTGCGAAACAGCGCTGCCGCTATTCTCGGTGCCTATACGCCGCCTACGGTCATACCTACTGGATTGCGCGGACTACCGGCGGTTCAAAGAGCGGACATCTTATCTGCAGCTGATGAGGCATTGGCCCAGCAACAGGCTGGTGGACTCCGTCGGCTGGCGTTTTCTCCCTTAATTTCGCAGCCTGTCAAACCAGTATTAACCCAAAGGCTCCAAACCATGGGTGCTCCGGGCCAGGCGTTTGCAGTTCCAGCTACCCCCGAAGAAGCACGTGCTGCCCAGATGGCGTATACCGGGTATGGCGCCCAGCCGACCGGACTTGCAAGAATTGCAGCTCCCGCACCAACCGCCGCTCAGGCTAGAGAGAGTTTTGTAATTGATACTGGCCGGTATGGTGATGTAGCTGGAGGAGCAGCTCGCGCCGGAGGTACCGATGGTGCTGGAACGTCCTCGTTAAGCGCATTTGAACTAACGCCAGAGGAAAAAATGACGGCGCTTGTAACGCCAAATGCTCCGGGAGAAGAGTATTTACTCCCCCCGATTGATTATTCTGGGGCCAATCTTGCAAACCTTTCTACCCCAAACATTGGGGGCATGATGCCAATGGGAGGAAACATGGTTCCAGAAGGGCCGCACTCGTCTCCTGGCGAGGTGGGCGATGCAATTCTTGATCTTCTTGGAATTGGCGGAAAAAAAGATGAAGAAGCCCCGCCAGAAACACCTGAGACAGAAGGTAAATACGCAGGTGGTCCAGTCACGGGTTCTCCTCAGTATTTTGAAGAGGGTGGCAAGGTTGAGCCCATGCAGAAGTTTGGGGCAGAAGATCTGAAGTCCACCTTTGACATCTCTGAGTATATTGATCCTGATACCGGTCGGTTCATGATTAATGAATACCGCCGCGACGTGGTATTTAACCCGGCTCTTCAAAGAGCTGAAGAGTCTGCTCGTGCTGCCATGACCCCCGAGATGGAGCGCCTGATGATGCGTGATCTGATGATCCGTCAAGGCCGCACGGGACGTGAGTATGGCCTACCTGGAATCACGGTTGGTGGCCCAGCGACAAGTGGCATCCGTCCTCTTAATTACTACGCAGAAGGTGGTGAGGCTAAAGGCCTTGGTGGCATTGCAGCCAAAGGAATGGCTGAAGAGATGCGCCAACAGGGTCGTTATGGTGACACCGTGCTTGCTCACATAAATCCTGAAGAGGCTCAGATTCTTTCTCAGATCAGTGGGCCGCCGTCGATTAACCCGAAGACCGGTTTACCCGAGTTTTTCTGGAAGAAGCTTTTTAAAGCGGCAAGTTTTGTGCTTCCGTTTATTCCTGGGATTGGCCTAGGTGCCCGCGTCCTTGCATCAGGACTTTTAGCTGGCGCTTCCGCACCAAAAGGTTTTAGCTTCAAGCAGGGTCTGATCGGTGGTTTAACAGCGTTTGCTGGAGCGAAGTTGGCTGAAGGATTGCAAGCTGCTGGATCTGTTAGCCCAGCTGCTGCTACTGGACCAGCGCAGATTGATCCTTTCAGTGGCACCCAAAGTTTTGCTGACATCGGCGTAAAAGCTCCCACCGGTCTTGAAACCTCTCTGCAGAGTACTCTTACACCGGTTGAGCTTCCTTCTGGGACGATGACTCGTGGAGTGACGTTGCCTGGCAGCGGGGACGTTTCGTTGATTCCAGATTATTCGGGACCGGCAATTGAAGCTGCCCCTGGGGCACCCATTGATGCGGATAAGTTTGCCAACTTCATGGGTCCAGCACCGGTCACCACACAAACACCTCCGCCAACATCATTTCTTGACCGCACCACTCAGGGCTTTAAGGAGATGGGCCAGGGAGTTGAGAACATATTTAGCAGCGATCCAAATGTTCGCAAGGCTGCGATGGAAGCGGTCCCGACTTATGCTGCTTATGGATATGCGCTAGGCGCTCCAGCTGTGGCTGAATCAATGTCAGCTGCGGACAAAGCGGCTATAGCCAAGGCGGAAGAGGACGAGAGGCTCAAAAAGATGAAGCAGCTCTATGCTTCTACTTTGGGCCAGGTGCCGGTTTATGGTCAGACTGGCGGGCTTATCGCCCTCGCTGGTGGTGGCGCAATTGATCCGGTGGCCTTTGAAGGTGGCGGCATGACTGCTCCGGTAAATCAACCCCGCATGTTATCTGGCGGTGGGGATGGCATGAGCGACAGTATCCCGGCTACAATTGATGGAACGCAGCCTGCTCGTTTAGCGGATGGAGAATTTGTGATCCCAGCTGACGTGGTAGCAGATATTGGAAATGGTTCTAGCAGCGCGGGTGCTAAGCGCCTGTACGGCATGATGGATCGTGTGAGAGAAGCACGCCATGGAACCACCAAACAACCACCCGAAATTAAAATGAATCGGCTGATGCCAGCCTAAGGAACAGACATGGCCAGTACGCAAACCATTACCACATCTGGTGACATCCCAAAGGCGCTAGAAGCGTTTTACACGACCCCAGAAACGGGACTGATTGCCCGGGGTATAGCGTCAATCTTCCCAACTGAGCAAGCTGCGCTTCAGGCTAGGCAGGCTTATCAGACTCAGTTCGCTCCTTTGTTTGAAGAGGGGCTCGTTGGCGCGGGGACAATTGCACCTTTATCTCAGTACCAGCAGATGGCTGGACAACAGATTGCTGGCCTTGGCGTACCCAGTCAATTTGGACTTGGAACAGAGGCTGCACAACAAGCAGCTGCCGGACTTCAGGGGCTTCAAGATGTTCAGGCAATGGGGATTGCTGCGCCTGACTTGACCACATATCAAGCTGCTGCACCGGAGTTGTTTACGTCCGATGTGGCTCAGCGGTACATGTCTCCCTATCAACAGGGAGTTATAGATATTCAACAACGGGCTGCGATTGATGCGGCAAAGCGGGCTCAGTTAGGACAGAACCTTGCAGCTGCTCGTCAAGGCACTTATGGCGGCGCTCGACAGACCCTTTTACAGGGTGAGCGTGAATCAGGATTGAGAACTCAGCTTGGTGACATCCAGGCTAGAGGTTTACAGGAGGCATACGCAAATGCTCAAGCACAATTTGAAAGAGATCGGGCGGCGCAGCTCGGAGTTTCTGGGCAAAATCTACAAGCAGCTCTTGGTGTTCAGCAACTGGGTGCGGGCCAAAGTCTTGAAGCTCAAAGAGCAAATCAAGCAGCGGCTCTCCAAGCTGCGCAACAAAGACAAGCAGCAGCCCAAGGACTCGGAAGTTTAGCGGCTACATTTGGTGGCCTTGGCACTCAGCAACTTGCTGGACAGATCGACGTTGCAAAAACCACCGGAGCGTTTGGAGATCTGCAGCGTGCTATTCAACAGCAACAACTGGATGCTCAGCGTGGCGCTCTCCAAGAACAGGCGCTCTACGGTCAGACTCAGGTTGGCCAGCTTTCCAACCTGTTGCGTGGTATTCCGCTATCAGACGCCACTCAAACGGTATCTACACCGCCCCCGTCATTCGCATCTCAATTGACTGGACTTGGCCTGACGGGTCTGAGCCTGTACAACATGTTGGGTGGAGGCAAGTAATGGCACTGCCGGAAATGGATGAAGTCAAAGACGCCGCCTTCAAGTACGATAAGAAGACGTTAGCGAGGATGGTCCAGATGGGCCAGCTCAGTTCTACGATTGCTACGATGGCCGCGATGATGCGTGACCGGATCATATTGTCTGAAATGAAGGAGCCTAAAACAACGGTTACAGAAGATGTGCTTCCGCTCAATAATACCCAAATGGCTGGTCTAGCCGCCGTGCCCGTTCGGGAGGAAATGTTCCAGGAGACCATGACTGGAGCGACTGGTGGCCTGGTGGCCATGGCTAGTGGTGGAAATGTTCCTAGGTATCAGAACCGGGGAAGCGTTCTTTCTCTTCCGGCAAGCATCAGGAGCGTATTAGATGCAAAAATCGCCCAGCTTGGGCTAGACGCTGATTACGTTTATCGCGCTATCTCCATGGCGCCTCCTGAGCAGCAAAGAAAATTGCTTTCTGAGCTGGGTGCTCTCTCTCAAACGACACCAACTTTTGAACCGGTAAGGGCAGAAGGCCCTGTGCCTCAGGCTGCTGCTCCCATGAGAGAGGCTACCGGAATCGAAAACATCATTGCCAAACAGGAAGTCGCTCGACCAAAGATGGCTCGGGCTTATGATGAGGCATTCAAGGGCCTGACCTCGACGTTCCCTGAAAACTACAGCCCAGAAGCTCTGGGGCAGCCTGCGGATACTCCCACGAGTGGCAATCCTTTATTCGATACGCTTGGCCGGTTTGGCAAAAGAATTTCGGATGCGGTTATGTATAGCAGCGATAGAGAGGCTGCTATGGATAGGGAGCTTGCTAAGTACGATCCTGATCGCGGCATGACCGGGCCTCGCACTCCTCCCGCCACACGTCCCATGACAAGAGAAGAAGTTGAGGCGGCAGTTGCTTTGACCGGTACCCGCCGCCCCACCGCTCCTGCTGCTCAGGCTGCGAAACCGGCAGGTGGACTTGGTGCGACTCCCGAAGCCGCAGCAGCAGCTCCAGTCAAAACTCCGATGCAGCGTGCAGAAGAGATGGTCAATAAGGAATTGGGAACTTCTGAACAGGTTGTTACTGAAGCAGACATCATTAATCGCCAGAAGCGGTTTGATGCGGCATTTGGCGTTAACCGAGAGTTCTTTAAAGAGCAGGCAGATGCGCTTGCTGCACAAAGAGAAGAGCTAAAGGGTGACCGGAAAGAAGCTGCAAACATGCGCCTGCTTGAGGCTGGCCTTAGCATCCTTGGTGGCACGTCTCCATACGCATTTGAGAACATTGGCAAGGGCGCAAGTAAGGCGCTGGCTGGGTTTGCTGATGACGTCAAGGACATCAAGAAGCAGCAGAGAGAACTTGACCGGTCACTGTCTGATGTCCGCAAAGCAGAAGAGTTGACCAAACGCTCCGACTCAGAGCGTGCCCGCGCATCGTATGAGAAGGCGGTCACTGATGCCAGAAATCGTCAGGACAAGATCGCAGAGGCCAAGCTCAATCTTGCTGCCAAGTTTGAAGGTCTTGATATTCAGCGAGAGGGCCTGGATATCGAGCGTCTCCGTGCTATGAAGCCTTCAGACACGCAGTTCTTGTTTGGTGTGGCCACAGAGGGCATGACACCGGAGCAGAGAAAAGCTGTTGCCGGATCAGCGCTTGGACGTGGCGCCCCCAGGAGCGACTTCACCAAGGGCGAGCTATTGACGTCATGGACGGCAATTGAAAAAGAGCCTGCAACCATGGCCAAATACGAAGACATGGGCATCAAAACTTTCCCGGATTATGAGCGCTTCATGAAAAGCGGGATGACGCCAATGGATGTTGAAGCCTTTCGGTTTGTAAGAGAAAATCCAAACGATCCAAGAGTAAAAGCGGTTGCTGAAGAACTGAAAAGAAAATTCGGGAGTCAATAATGGCTTTTGATCCTGACGCTTATTTGCGTCAAAGTCGTGTTGCTCCAGCTTCTGGCGGCTTTGATCCTGACGCGTATCTACGTGGTGCCACTCAACAGCCAGAAGAGAGGCAGGGGTTTCTAAGATCCGCTGCTGACGTCCCGGTCCAGCTAACCCGTGGTGTTCTGGGTGGTATCCGTGGAATGGCCGAGCTGTTTGGTGCTGACAACGAAACAGCCCAGGCGCTAAAGCGTGCTGATAAAGATCTTGCTCGACTGCTTTCTGCCCAGGCGCAGAATGACCAGGAAGAGATTGGTCGGATCCTGGAGGAGGCTAAGGGCAAAGGCACTCTTGAGGAAATCAAGTCTGGTATTCAGGCGTTTGCCACCGCTCCTGTTGACATCACTACGCAGGCGTTGGGATATGCAGCGCCTTCAGTCATTGGTGGTCTTGCTGCAAACCTTGCCAAGCTTGGAGTGTTTGGTGTTCGCGCTACCCAGGCTGCGGTTGGTGCTGGCATGGGCGCTGGTATGGCCAAGGGCGACATCTATGAGACCGTCAAAGGCGAGCTGCTCAAGAACAATATCCCCGAGGAGCAGGCTGAAAAAGCTGCTATGGATGCTCAGGCTTATGGCGGCAAGAACATGGACCAGATCCTTCTTGCTGCTGGACTTGGCGGTGCTGCGGCTGTTGGTCCCCTTGAAAACATCCTAACCAGGCTTGCTACTCGGCAGGGTCTTGAGGAGAGTGCCAAGTCTCTTGGGCGTAGAGTTGCTGAAGGCGCAGCAAAAGAAGCCCTTCCTGAAGCGGCCCAGGCTGCGCAACAACAGTTTAGCCAAAACCTGGCACTACGCAGAGAAGGATTTGATGTTCCTCTTGAAGAGGGTCTTGCTCAGTCTGCAACCATGGAGTTCCTAGCTGCTGCTGGCTTGGGCGGAGCAGCTGGTGCGGCCACTAGGAGGGCAGAAGCTCCTCCGGTTAAGGAGCCTCCCGTTGAACCCGAAGAGCCAGAGGTTCCGCCTGAGGTCCCCCCTGAAACTCCACCCGAGATTCCTCCAGAGGCTCCTCCCCCTGTATTGCCAGAGGGTCCAACAGAGGGTCCTCCTCCCGCTCCTGCTGAAGCGCCACCAGTCCTGGCCGCTCCAGAGCCTCCGGTAATTGAGATTCCCCCGCCTGCTGTTCCTCCTGTCGCAGAGCCGGTTCGGGCTGAGCCACCTCCTCCTATTCAGGCAGCTCCTGAACCAGTGCGCCCAGAGCCACCCAAGGTAGAAGCGCCACCGACAAAGCTCACTGACGATGAGATGGCTGCGCTGGCCAATTACGAAACTGGCCTTCCTGATGCGTCTGGAATTATTTTTCAAAACCGTGATCGGTCTGGAAAAGGTTCCGTCGATCAGATGCAAAAGATTGCATCTAGCCCAGACTACTCCAGGGTTGGGACATCCACCATGCTGGCCACCGGATCTCCTGTGGTCATCAGTGACTTCAAACTCCCCGCAGAGCAGATGGGCCGTGTCGATACGGCAACTGCCTCGGATGGAAAGCGCTTCCCAGTTCAGTACGCAGTAGTCAGTGCCGATACTCTGCAGCCGTCCAACTTTGCAGACGGATCAGTAAACCCTGTCTATCAAAACATGGCGGAAGCTGCTGTCCGTCCGGTTGCTGGTAATGGTCGAGTGGCAGGCATCAAGGCTGCATACACTCAGGACACGGCAAACAAGTATCGCCAAGAGCTTCTCAGCGACACGCTCCACGGCATCAGCCCAGACGTCATTAGCCAGATCCCCAATCCTGTTCTGGTTCGGGTCATGCCCAAGTCCTTGGTGCCGCCCAATATTGGGGACATCTCCAACGTGTCTGGCATGGCCGGCCTTGAACCAGTAGATCGTGCCAAGAATGATCTGAATAGATTGGCTGGAAAGTTCGACTTGACCGGCCTTCAGTTCTCCGAAGACGGATCCCCCCAGTTGAGTACCCTGCGTCAGTTCGTCCAGGCCATGCCTGAGAGCGAGCGCACAGAGCTGATCAACAAAGAAACCGGAATGCCTAACCCTGAAGCATCTAACCGGTTGATGAATGCCATCTTTTACGGAGCCTATCAAAGTGACGCTTTGATAGATCTTTATGCGGGCACTCTGGATCCAGATGCAAAGATGTATCTGGCCACCCTAGCGCGTGTTGCTCCAAAGATGATCCGCCTGGAAGGGGCTGGAGACTATGACATCCGGCGCAATGTCGTCGAGGGCGTAGAGAATCTGGTCAACGCTGTCCGCCGTGGCGTTCCCATCAAGGAGCTTAAAAAGTACGCGCAGCAGGGCTCCATTGACATGGACCCCAACACTCAGCGAGTGATGGAATTTATCGCTGACAAAGGTCGATCATCAAAAGCTATCGCAGAGGGATTGTCTGGTCTTGCTGATCGGGCATTTGAGATTAGTCAAATGTCTACTGAGCCGGATATGTTTGGTGAGCCTGCTCCTGCTCGGCCATCTGTGGAGTCTGTGTTTGATGTGCTGAAGGTTGGCCCAGAGCCTGACTTGTTTGGTGAGCCACCAGTCGATGTGGAGCCAGAGCCAACTCCTCCTGCTGAACCAGTTCCCGAGCCGACTCCATCGCCGGAGCCGGATACCATTATTCCTCCGGTAAAGCCCAACTTCCAGTCTGAAAAGCCAGACAGCGAGGTAGAGAAAGAAATATCAAAGTTTGGAAGCGACATTTCCAAGCTTGCCGATTGGGCAGTGACCTCCGCTCCCAATGAGTCTGCAAAGGCGATTGCAGAAAAGGTGCGCGACCGGATTAATGGGTTTAAAAAAGAAGGTGTTTCTATCACCTTCAAGCTGCGCAAAGGGGATAAGCGATCCAAAAGAAACGTTGGCGTTGCAAAGTTTAAGTGGGGGGCGTCTGGCTTTGTTGCCCAACTAGAGCTAAACGCACCAGACTTTTGGGACAGATTGAGTGGTTCTAACTATGAAACGATCCTGCATGAGCTGCTTCACATTGCAACAGTTCTGCAGATTGGAAAGGCCAACAAGGGTAGCGCTGGAATAAAAGATCTTCAAAAGCTATATCTGGCAGTCAGAAAGAGAATCAACGAAGACGTAGCGGCTCAATCTGATCATCCTGCAATAAGGTCCATAAGAGGTGGCTCCAATATGGGGGCCAACATGGATGAGCTTATCTCCTGGGGTTTGACTAACTCAGACTTTCAGGACTATCTGACCACCATAAAGATAAAAAACAAAAACGGGTTTAGCTATCTAGCAGAGATCATCAAAAAGATTCTTGGCATCGACAAGGTTTCTAATACCGCACTAGAAGAGCTGATGCGTGTATCTCAAAACCTTTTGGATACTCCGCTGGACGAGTTAAAAGCAGATCTACGAAGGGCTGGAATCACACAGATTGCTGGGCTCGTAGACCGCTATGGGACGCCGGTTCGATTTAGAAAAACACCGGCAATTGATGTAGAAGAAGTTGAGGTTGGGCAAGAGATTGGCGAAGTTCCCCCCCTCAAGTTTGGCCGGAAGAACATCTTTGGTGATCCTGCTCCCAATCCAACATGGGGCCGTCTGGATGGCTCTAAGATTGACGATGCAGTCTATGTCTTGCAGGACAAGTTCATTGACCTCAAGCGTGTTGTCGAGAACATCAAGAAGGCTGGCAAAGACCTCTCTGATCGTTGGGATGCATACCTCAAGGAAGAGCTGTATCACGGACGCACTGCGAAGCGGACCAAGGACTTTATTGATAAAGAGCTTGCTCCGCTACTAGAGAATGTGCGCAAGTCTGGCCTGTCGATGGTTGACCTGGAGGAGTATCTCCATAACCGTCACGCAGAGGAGCGCAATAATCAGGTTGCCAAGGTCAATCCCAACATGCCTGATGGTGGATCTGGAATCATGACCGCTGATGCCAGGGCTTATCTGGCTGGTCTCGATCCTCAGAAGCGCCGCAAGCTGGAAGCGCTGGCCAATCAGGTGTATGACATCACCAAGCGTACCCGGCAGCTTATGGTTGATTCTGGTCTTGAGAATCAAGAGACCATTGACAATTGGGAAGGCGCTTATCAGAACTACATCCCCCTGATGCGTGAGGAGGCTGACTATCAGCCCCAGACTATCCAGAAGGGTGTTGGCCGTGGCATGAGCGTGCGTGGAAGTTCTAGCATGCGGGCCACTGGATCTGATCGAAGCGTCATTGACATCTTGGCAAACATTGCCATGCAGCGCGAGCGCACGATTGTCCGGTCCGAAAAGGCCAGGGTATCAAGGGCACTCTATGGTTTGGTTCTGGACAATCCAAATCCTGACTTCTTTATCGCCGTAGATCCCTTTGCGCTAAACAATCCTGAGCGCACGGCTCAGCAGCTGGTGGACATGGGGCTTCCTGAGGATGCTATTCAAAGCCTCATGGAAGAGCCGTTGCAGACGGTGGTCGATCCCTCAACTGGCCAGGTTACTCAGCGGGTGAATCCGCTCTTTAGGACCTTTGACCATGTTGTCTCTACCAGGATTGATGGCCAAGATAAGTTCATCTTCTTCAATCCTAAGGACCCCCGCGCATTGCGCATGGCTGCTGCGCTCAAGAACATTGATGCTCAGCAGGCTGGTCAAGCGCTCCAGATGGTTGGACAGATCACCAGATACTTTGCTGCGGTCAATACTCAGTACAACCCAATCTTTGGAATCATCAACTTCATGCGTGACATCGGCGGCGCTATGCTGCAGATCAGCACCACTGAAATTGCTGATATGCGCAAGCAGGTTATCGAGGATACGATGCCCGCGCTTCGCGGGATCTATGCCGAGCTGCGTGCCCGTCGAGATAACAAAGCTGCCAAGGGTGAATGGGCAAGGCTTTGGGAAGAGTTCCAATCAGAGGGTGGCCAGACTGGATTCCGTGATCAGTTCAACCGAAGCGAGCAGCGTACGGAGGCTCTTGAGGCTGAACTAAAGAAGCTGTCTGAGGGCAAAATCAAGACCGGGGGGCGCGCTGTATTTGATTGGCTCTCTGACTACAACGAGTCGATGGAAAACGCCGTCCGTCTTGCTGCCTACAAAGCCGCTTTGGACAAGGGCCTCAGTAAGGAGCGAGCTGCTTCCCTGGCAAAGAATCTAACGGTGAACTTCAACCGCAAGGGACAGATTGGTCAGCAGGCTGGTGCGCTATACGCGTTCTTCAATGCGTCCGTTCAAGGTACGGCCAGGATGTATCAGACCCTCAAGGGTCCGGTTGGCAAGCAGATTATGTATGGCGGTCTAATCCTTGGTTCTGCTCAAGCGCTCATGCTTGCAGCAGCAGGCTTTGATGAGGATGAGCCACCAGACTTTATCAAGGACCGGAACATCGTTATCCCAACATGGGATGGAAAATACTTTACGATTCCGATGCCGCTTGGATTCAACATCATTCCGACCACTGGTCGAGTGCTTACTGAGTGGGCGATGTCTGGATTTAAAGATACACCGGAGCGCCTTGCTCACCTCACCGGTCAGTTCTTGGAGATGTTTAACCCGATTGGAAATGCTGGCTGGTCCTTCCAGACATTTGCTCCGACGATCGCAGACCCTGCCGTAGCATTGTTTGAGAACAGGGACTGGACCGGCAAGCCAATCGCCAAGCGGGACATCTCTGGCTTGGATCCAACTCCCGGATACAGCAGGGCAAAAGATACCGCGAGCTGGTTCAGTACGCAGCTTGCGTATGCCCTGAACATGATGTCCGGCGGAACAGACTTTAAGCCTGGAGTTCTGAGCCCCACTCCTGATCAGATTGACTACCTGATTGGTCAGGCAACTGGTGGTGTTGGTCGAGAGCTTCTGAAGGCCGAGCAGACTGTACGCAGCACTGTGACTGGTGAAGAGCTTCCTGCATACAAGATCCCGCTGGTTGGCCGCTTTGTTGGTGAGACAACTGGTCGTGCCCCTGTCCAGGATCGGTTCTATCGGAACGTCACCGAGATGAACATGCACGAGAACGAGATCAAAGGTCTCGCAGAATCACGTGGCAATGTCCGAGAGTATCTAAGGGATAACCCTGAGGCTGTGCTTTATAAGACTGCTGCAAATGTAGAGCGCAACCTCACCAAGCTGCGCAAGTACCGGTCTTTGTTGTTGGAGAAGAATGCTTCAAGGGAAGAGGTGAAGCGGGTCGAGGACATGATCACCAATACCATGAAGCAGTTTAATGACCTGGTAGAGCGCACTAAGGCCCAAGCTGAATCCTGACCTCCCCAGCCACCTCATCGGTGAACTGGAAGGTTGGGAGAAAGCGCCTGTCGTTTACTCCTAGCGCTTCTGCGAAGCCATCCAGAGCCGCCTTGATCATGGCGACTTGATTGTCTGCGTCACGATGCCTGCGATCTGGCGGGTAGAACGTAACGATCACCCGGATCTTCCCTTCTGAAAGCACCTGTAGACCTGAAGCCAGTGTCAATACACGGCAGGTCTCACGGTACTTCTTTGCCGCCTTTGCTTTGGTTGCCCAGTGCAGCCTAGCGTTTGGCGACAACTCTTTTGGTGGCCAGGGAAAGATGACTTCCATAAGTTCTCACATCTGCAGTGCAGATGTTAGAAGTATACAATAGAAAAAATGGGAACAAGCTATTGACATAGGTTTAAGAGTGTAGAACAATGGCATCTCATCAACGGAGGAAGCATGAAACTCACAAACAAGTTCAACATCCCCCAGACGTTTGTCAATGTACTACACCGCCCCACCTACTCCAAGGGTCGGGCCAATCTGTCGGTCACGCAGCTGATCAACAGCCCCAAGGTTGTGGCGCTCACCACAAAGTTCCAGGATGAGCTTGAGCAAGACGTTTCGGAAATGGTTTGGTCCCTGTTTGGGTCTGCTATTCATGGAGTTTTGGAGCATGGCAAGGACGACAACCATATTGTCGAGGAGCGGATTTACGCAGAGATTGACGGCTACAGAATCTCGGGTGCGATAGACCTTCAGGTTGTGTCTGAGGCTGGCATCTCTATCCGTGACTACAAAACCACATCCGCATGGGCGGTCATGAATGAGAAGGTCGAGTGGGAGCAGCAGCTAAACATCTATGCGTGGCTGGTTGAGACGGCAAAGAAGATCCCGGTAACTGATGTTGGCATTGTTGCCATCATCCGTGACTGGAGTCGCCGTGATGCAGGAAACAAAGAGGGCTATCCAGAAGCGCCGATCAAGGAATTGCCCATCACCTTGTGGTCCTATGAGGATCGGCAGAAGTTCATCTCTGATCGAATCTCTGCGCACTCTGCGGCTGAGTTCGCAATGGAGACCGAGTCTGATCTGCCAGAGTGCAGCCCTCAGGAGATGTGGGAGAAGCCAACTGTCTGGGCGCTCAAGCGCACTGGGAAGCTGCGGGCTAGTTCTCTTCACTACACCGAAGAGGATGCCAATGAAGCGCTTGCAAAAGCCGGGAAAGGATTTGAGATTGAAGTAAGGCCGGGCGAGAGGACGAGGTGCGCCACCTTCTGTCCAGTGAATGCCTATTGTCAACAGTGGCGCGATTACCAGGAGAGTAAATCATGAAGTCCTTGGGACAGCTTTACTACGACATCATCATTGCTGCTGCCTCCAATCCTCAGGTAACTGGCGGGGGTTCGGAAGCAACAGACTTTGATGACATAACCGCAGCTCACAACGTGCTGGCTCTTGCCGAGCGTGTCGTTGAGATCTGTCAAGAAAAATTTGAAGGGATGCCTGAATGAGTGTATTTGCGAAACTCCAAACTGCTCGCGTGAAGCTGCAGTCCACCAAACTTTCCAAGAGCGGTAAGAACAAGTTTGCTGGGTACGAGTATTTTGAGCTAGGAGATTTCCTGCCTGCGATCCAAACGATCTGCAATGAAGTCGGCCTCTGTGGCGTCGTGTCGTTCAATGACTCCATGGCTTATCTGACTATCCATGAGACCGAAGGAGACGGGCAGATTGTCTTCACGTCCCCAATGTCTACGGCACAACTGAAAGGATGCCATGACGTACAGAACTTGGGTGCTGTTCAGACCTATCTTCGTCGTTATCTTTGGACCAACTGTTTTGAGCTCGTGGAGTCTGACTCCCTCGATGCGACGACTGGGTCCGACCCCAAGCCGAAGGCAGCGGAGCCTGCGAAGCCGGTTGTTAAACAGGGTCCTCCTAAGCCAGAGCGGATCATCGGCAAGGATGCGCCATGGCAGATCAACGCTCCTGGCAAACCTGAGGGTTCGGTAGATGAGTGGCTTATCCAAGTCGAGCAAGTTATTGATCTCGCCTTGGCGGGAGCTGGATCACCAGAGGATTTAATGCAGATCTTCAAACATAACAAAGCGTTGTTCGATGCAATCAAAGCAGCAGATGCCGTTGTCTTCAAGGAGATGATGGCCCGATTCACTGAGACCAAAACCAAACTGGAGGCCAAATGAGCTATACGCCTAACCCAAACACCGGGACCTTGTTTCACAACAACCGCAAGATGTCTGACAACCATCCTGACATGCGTGGAGACATCCACCTTGACCGGTCTTTCCTGCGCAAACTATTAGACAAGGTTGAGGGAGACATCATCACTGTGTCTGTTTCGGCATGGAATAAGCAGAGCCAGAGGACCGGCACTGAGTTCTTGTCGATGTCTATTTCTGAGCCATTTGTTAAGAAATCTGAGCCGTCTCGCTACGAGCGCGAACCCCAGTATGCGCCTGGAGTGAAGCAGAGTCCTCCTGTTGAAGACGATGGGGATGTGCCGTTTTGAAAACGCTTAACTTTGAAGCCATCAAGGTTGCGCTCAAGCAGGACAAAACTGGGTATGTCCTGACCCTGAGCATGCACCCTGATGACATTCCTGAGGAGCTGCTGAGAGATTTTGTTGGGGCTCGCTATCAGGTTGTCATGGTTCGGGTCAATGAGCATGAACAGCCATTGGACCGACAGGCTGAGTATGAAGGTGACAGGGCAGTTCGGATTGCCGGGTTGTTGTGCAGGGATCCGGCGTTTGCCGAGTTCTTGGTTGACACCGGAAACATGTTCCAAGCAAGCATCAATGAGGCGGCGACATGGCTTCGTGATGAGCTTGGCCTTGACTCCCGCGCTGAACTAAAGGCGAACCATGAAGCACGCCTTCGGCTCGACACAATCTACAAGGAATTTGTGGCATGGAAGCAGGAAAGAAGCTAGTACCTTATTCGGTCTACATCTCTCAGGATCATTACGAAAAGCTGAGAGAGCTGGCCAAAGAGAGGAAGGCATCAAGCCTGATCCGGGATGCGATCTCAAGCATCCTGGACGGGGGAGATGTTTTTACCGCTGGATACAACCGAGGTCTGAAGGACGCTGCCGA